ATGATGTCGGTAACGGTTGAGTTGGCAAATGCCATATTGACTCTCCGTTATCAGATTTATACCCGTGCGCCTCCAAGGAACGATTCAACCTGTTCCTCAAGGATCGAGCGCACATCCTTTTTGCCGCTGGTGGTCATGTTCGAGGTCGGTGTGGCCGACTTCGGGCTGATTACCTTGGCTCGCGCTTTCTGTGCAACGGCTTGGGTGTTCTGGCCCTGGCTCATCCGATGTATTTCGGATTGGCGAAGCTCAGGATTAGTCCATACCGCGTGTTCATAGGCGCTTTTAAGGTCTTTGGCTAAACCTGACTGGAGTAGTCCAGACATGGCCTCCTTGACCGCTTCAAAATGCTCGTTCTCCGCTGCAAAGGCTGTTATCTCGGCTTGCAGTGAAGTTTGTTCTTGCTGTTGCTTTTGCTGCTCCCAACTGTTGAGTTGGCCGCTTAATTGATTGATCCGTTCTTGTAGGGGGGCTACGTATTGCATCATCGGGTCAACCTGTCCAGATTGGACCGCCGATAACGTAACCCCGTATTCTTGGGCGAGCCTTTGGAAGATTTGCACCTTCTGCTCAGGACTCGCCCTGACGATGTTCTGGTGCGCCGCCGCGAGCTTGGCAATGCCCTGCTCGGGCGTTACCCCTGCCGCTTGGAAGTCCTGCACAAACGGCGCTATGGCGTCTTGCAGGGGCTTGGCGCGCTCCCAGTTATCTTTATAGACCGACACCCCGCTGGCGAATTGGCTTTCGCGCTGATTGATGTATTCAGCGACACGCGGGTCTAGCTTGTTGAAGTCCTCCCAGTAGTCTTTTTTCCAGCTAGAGGGGGCTTTGCGTTCAGGTGCGGCCACCGCAGGCGCGTCAACGGGGGTATCGTTGGCGTCTGTCTTTTCAGGTTTAATGTCCTGCGGTGCCGCGTCCTTGGTGCCGGGTAGCAATCGACCTTTGTCATCACGAAGGCGATTCGCGGTACGGCCGGCGATCTGTTCGGGTTCTGCGGTTTCGGGTTCCGGTGTTGCGGGTGATTCAACTTCAGGGGTTTCACTTTCCGCTTTGTCGAAAGCGTCAGTGAGTGCAGCCGCGAGAGTATTCTCGGACATAACATCTCCATTTTTTGCAGGATTAACCGCGCTTCTCAGCGGGGCTTGCTACTTGTAACGCAGCTTCTCGTTTGCGACTTCAATAAGCCTTTGTTTCAACCCGGATGGCGGGGCTTGGCGTGGTCGGGCGAGGTATTTATCCTCGTTGCCGATCTCAATCACGTTGTGCATCTTCAGGTGCTCCCGATGCCTTGACCGGCTGGTAATCATCTCGCCAGTTACCATCGACTTATAGGGCTGAATATCCGGCATCACCAACGCCGATTGAGGTTCTGGCGCGTAGTCCTGCGAAACCTCAACCAGCTCGCCGTCAATCTGAACGTACCGAGTTTTCATCAGGCAGACAGCGCAGCCGCCCAGGTATCAACGCCGATGTTCAGGAACGTCGCGGTTTTCAGTGTGGCAACCGAGAAACCACTACCCGCCGAACCGTTGGCGATCTTGCCCGTCGAGGGGAAGGGATAGACCAGCAGGGTCGATGCGCCGTGATTAACGACAATAAACGTATCGCCTGGGTTCACGTTGCCGAGCGTGCAATCGGGCAGGCGTGCGCCAGTGTTCGCGGCGACCGTGGTGAACACGGTAAAGTCAGACGGCAGCGACAGCGCGGCGGTGCGGGAACTCGTGCCCGTGGCGGTCAGGCCGGTGGTAAAAATGCCCGTTGAGGCTTGGGCTTGCAGCGGGGCGCAACCTGCACCCATGAGGTTTGCTTGTGTGGGCATAAAAACTCCATTAAGAGGAAAATCCCTGCTTCTCAGCGGGGCTAAATCAACAACAACAGTGCTTCTTCATCGTCAATTTCAGCGGCCAGGTCGATCAACTGCTGCGCCCTGAAGTCTGATATTTGAGTGATGTCTTGACCGGCGATCTCTTTGGCCTCCCTGACCACGGAAGGCTCTGGATGGCCGAGTAACTTGTGATACGCCGCAAGAATGTCTCTCTGGCGCCGTTCGTTCTTCTCGCGCCACTTCTTGCGGGTTTTCTTCTCGTCGCCGTCTGAACGGCTGATTAAAGGTAATGCGGGGCATATCGTCTGATCCCACTTCTGCCCGGTTCCGTCTAGCGTGAAGCCGGTAGAATCAAACTCAAAACAAGTACTCACATAATCACTTAATCAACGCCGCCGCCTGCACGGGAGTCATGCTAATGCTGCCGTTGCGTCGGTCATCCCAGCGCCGCCTGAATATCAAAACGCATCGCGTTTAATTCCGCGAGCTCCTGTTGTTTTATTGCGATTGCCGCATCAATTTCACTAAGTTTAAGTGGCGACAATTCCGGTTGCAGCGTTCCATCTTCAGTGCTATAGGCTTTGCGCGAATAAAACGCGGCGCCACCCACATTGATGACTGAAACTTTGCCGGCTTCTTTATCTGCCGAATAGGTTGGGACGTTGATTGCCATTTTTACCCCACTAGTAAACGGCGGGTTGTTCCGCCGGAATCTGTGATCGTTACATACCCCGTTGCAACAAGAACACCCGCTGTGTAAGTGCCGAATTTCATGTTTCCAACCGTGAGCGTATCGGCGGTTGGGTCATACGAGAATGTGCCAGCAAGTCCGGTGTCTGTGATCGTGAACAATCCGCTGGAGCCGCCGATGCCGGTTTGAAAACCGATGGAGCCACCCGGATTGACAAGATCATAGGAATCGCCGGCGTAAAACAAAACTGAACCACCCACACCGGAAACGGGGCTTCCGCCTGCCGTAAATGTTGCAGTTCCGCCGTCGCCCGAAGTGTTACCGCCTGAGCCAGCAGTAAAATTAAAACCGCCGCCGTTTCCAGTTCCTCTTGCCGATCCCGAAGCAAAACTAAAACTACCGCCGGTTCCAGATGTGCTACCGCCGCGCCCTGCCCCTCCTCCCACGTTTCCACCAGTTCCAACCGTTCCAGCATCTTTTCCAATAAGATTTATTCCGCCCCCGCTCCCTGTGCCATTTCCTACTGTTCCTTCAATCTGAACCGTTCCGCCATTTGAATTTGCGCCCGCTGTTCCCGCTATTAAATTAAGTAACGAGCCTACCCCGCTCGATGCATTAAATCCAGAAACAACAAATGTTCCAGCGGTTACCGGTCTGATTGCGCTGGCGGAAATGCGGATGTTGTTAATTAACGCATTCCCGTTGACTTGTAGCTTGTCGCTCGTTGCCCAACCCGTAGGCGCACCACCAATTTGCAGATAGTTATTCGTGGTGTCGAACAGCAGATTTGCACTCGTCGCCAGCGGACTCGTTCCGGCTCCGTAGAGGAGTTGGCCTGCGGTCACGGAGGTTAGGCCGGTGCCGCCTTGTGGAACGGGCAACGCAGCAGGAAGCACACCAGCAGACGCCCCTAGTGCTGTGTATACCTCGCTGAAATTCGCGTTGATCTTCACTCCGCCTGCCCTTGCATTGTCCCCCGTTCCGTCATTGGGGGCAGAGCCGAGGTTAAGTGCTTGCAGGCTCATTGCACCCCTGCGACACGGCCATTCTCATCACGAATAACCGTCTTTGGCTTCGCCAGCGTTTCCATCACGCCCTTCAGGGCATCCAGTGTCTTGGTGTGCATATCCACCGCTTGAGAGGCTTGGCCGTCGTGCTTTGCGGCTGATTCCATTTCTTTAGCCGCAGACTGCTCTGCCGACTGTTGCGCCTTGTCCAGCGCAGACTTAGCCGCGATCTCGGCCACCATGATTTTCGTGGCGGCGTCGAGTTCTGCTTTCCAGCGGTTAAACGATTCTTCCGCAGCCTTCAGGGATGCTTCGTGCTGCATCTTGGCCTGCTCAAGCTGCGCGGAGAGTTGCGCCTGCTGCGCTGCGCGTTGAGCCTCCATCTCGTTGCGGTGCTGCTCCATAGCGGCGGTGGTCTGCTGCTCTTGGGATTTAGACTGCGCCTCAAACTGGAGCCGCTGTTGTTCCTGCTGCGCGGTCATCTGCGCCACCTGACCGTCATGGGCGAGCCTTGCCTGCTCAGTCTGTTGTTGCGCCTGCAACTTCATCATTTCGGGGTTCGTCGGCGGGGGCTGGCCTTGCTTGGCTTTGATCGCCTGGTTGACTTGATCGAGGGCTTGGTCGATCACGCCCTCAACAGACTTGCCGGCCTTGAACGAAGACACGGTGAACTTGATGAGTTCCAGCACCATCGGTGCCAGTTCTGGTGACGCCTGAACGATGGGCAGTGCGTTCTTCAGTGCCGCGCCGATGCCCTGCAATAGTTCTGTGCGGTCTTGTTTCTCTTGGCTCTCATCCATCTGCACCAGAGAATCCGCCGCGATCTCAATCCTGAAGTCGCGCAACTCGCCCTGCGTCAGAAGTTCCAGCGCGGGGGCGATGTATTGCTGATCTTCTGGAGCCAACTGTTGAACCGAGGCAATCTTCATCAGGCTCTGCGGCTCAAAGTTCACAATGAATTGAGCTTTCAGGCGCAGGATGTAGGTCGCAAACTCGGCCACCCCCGCTTTCATGCTGCCCAACCGCATCGAGGCGTATTGGCTTTTTATTTGCTGCGCGGTGGCGGTTTCCGATGCGGAGGACTGACCGCGCACAATGTCGGAAAGCCCGGTTATGTCGTAGACCTGCTCCATTTGCTGCTTGAACGCCTCATACGCAGCGCGTAGGGCTTCGTAGATGGGTTGCAGGTCAACCAAGTCAATCGCGCCCTTCAAGCCCTGCTTCTCAGCAAAGGCGGCGAAGTTTTTGATTGGGAGTAATTGACCGTTCTCACCTTCGGTAAAGAGTCGGCCAAGCTCGCTGAATTCCGAGTTGTAGACGCCCTTGACTTGCAGCATCTTGATTAGCCCGACGATCCGGTCGGCCAGAATGTTCAGCGCATTGGCTTGGTCTTGGTAGAGCGTGAAGTCGGGAACCGGAACCAGCGTTTCATTGCTGACCGTCGCAAACAAGGGCTTCGGACACGGCCAGAAGCCTTCCAGCTTCGGCAGTTCGTCATCGGCGCGTTCGTCGAGAATCTTGCCGAGAGATTTTGATAGCCAGATAGCCGTCTTGGTGGGCTTGTGCCACATTTCATAGACCAAGGCGCGAGAGTCGGTATCCGCGTCTGTTTTGCTCTTTTGGTCTTCGGGCTTGGAATCCAGCGGTATCTTCTCGCCATCCTCGCCAAAGCGTTCCACCGTCATTTCGCGGGTCATGTAGACCTTGCGCCAGACGGTTGTCACCTCCTCCCACGTTCTGGCTACGCTATGCCCGAAGTCGCGCCAGTGGACGTAATCAACCGGGGCGCACTCGTAGTCCAGTTCTTCGGCCTCTTCGTCCGCGTCCTCGGTCACGCTCAAGCCGTCTTCAGGCTGACCGATCTGCGCGGCCTTCATGTGCGGCTCGTAACGCACCCAACACGTACCACGCCCCCCTAGAAAGCGGTCAGTGACGCATTGCTTGAGCGTCTCCCGATAGTCGTTGTAATGCTGAACCTCGAAATCTAACGCCCGTTCGAGGATAAGCGCAGCAATCCGCCCAATAGGATCGTTATCACGAAAGCGGCGAGAAACATCAGGCTTAGGCAGGCGACTAAAAGTAGCCGGCACCAGCGTCTGCACATTCGACCACAAGATATTAAATTGGGCATCATGGTCTAATTGCTTCCCACGCGACTCATCCCGATACCGCTTGATGATCTTGTCGGCGCGACCTTCCCACTTTTTAAATTCTCGCTCGTAGGCCGCTATTTGGTTAAGCCACGGCTGAACATCAGCCGCTTTTTCCTCAGCCATTAACCTGCGCCGGGAACGGTGAAGAAGGTGACGTCGATAGTTCCACCCACCGTGATATTCAGGCCAGCCCCGAGGTTCGCCGGATAGCGATGGAAACCAATGAGGGGCGTCAACACGCCGTTCAGGACCGTTCCAGAGCCGGCCGTAGCACCATCACGCAGAATGAGTGTGCCGGCAGCGGTGCTGTTGACGTAAAAGCCCAGCAATGTTCCCGGTAGCGCGCTCACCACACCCGTTGCCGTTACGTTCTTGGGGTTGCCCCCCTCCCAGTTGAATCCGGCCATATCAAATCCTTCCTGACGCCCGAGGCGCAGTTTTCCAAAGTTCGTTAAGTGATACGCTTGGTGCGCCCACCATCACGCCGCGCATGGCTTCTGGTGGCGCAAGCGGTGGGGCCACCATTTGCATGACCTGGCACCCGTAGGCGTAGGCGTCCGCTGGATGCGATGCCCAGTTGTGCAAAGGCTCGCGGCTGAATACGTTGTTATCGTCCGACCATTCAAATTCCCACGCCCGCAGGCCATCCAGACCATCCTCGCAAGCGTCCTTATTGAAGGCGCACTTCTGGATGACCTCGCG